TGTCAATCCGGTATCATCAAATCCTCCCATGGCGCTTACTGCATTAGCCCAAGGAAGTTGTTCAACTTTCATTTGAGGGTTCTGAAAAAGAGGCGAATAAAAACGAATTCTGTTCTGCTTCCATATATCCAAAGTGTCAACACACAAAGCCGTATAAAGACCATATTGCATTTGTGACTGGTCAATTACTTTGGAATTTGACAAAATTTCTGCACGAACAACTTGTCTCATATCATAATTAAGTCCTCCCATTTGATTGACAATTGTGTCAACTTTTTTCTTTAGAGATTGAAAATCTTTATGTGATACAAATGTCATTTTATTCCTTATAGTGTACTCTTAGCAGGAGCATCAACGAAGCTTTGTTCCAAACTACCACAACCGTTTCCGCCAAGACTGGCATCCCAATCTATATCAATGTTCGGCACATTCAATTGAAGTTGCAAAGTGGTTGTGTAGCTTCCGGCACTAATACTGTGATTTACTCTTTTAATCATATATCTTTTATTGCTTAACATTGTATTGCATAGTGATGTTTGAAGCCATGTTGAATTAGCTTCATTGCCAAAATAATATGGGTTTATAAAAAGTATTGATACTGATTTTCCAAGGAAGTTATATACATTAGTATAGAAAGGATCGCCCATTATTTTCAAATCAGCAGACCATGCTGGAGTTCCTCCTGAAAGACCCGGTCCTGTCTTCTCTTCTGCGTCCATAGCTGCACCAATAGCTTTGTTTGCATTATCAGCTTGATCTTTAGGAGGAATGAAATTCCAAACATGAGATTCCATTGTTGGACTAGTTTGAGAACCTGTGTCCTGAATGTTGTTGATTGGTTCAAGAAGAGGTGCATTTCCGCCAGAAGCACCACCATTAGTACCACCCTTGCCGGGAACCATGGTTGGTGCCCATTGAACAGATGGACTGAATTCAATAACAGGACTGCAATTCCCTCCATTGACAATATAGGTGGCAACACTTGTAGTGCAACATCCAGAATTTTGTCCGCTAGGGTCCAATGGGTCTTCTTGGATTATAATTCCATTATTGGCAGCATCGTAAAGAATCATAAGTCCTCTACCATCAGCAGATGTTACTGTTGAAAGCCAAGATCTTACACAAGACAAAACACTCATCTGATCTTTTGGCCAAACTGATGGCGGACCCTTTTCTCCACCTTTTGATTTTTCAAATTCTAAATTATTGTCTGCACCCGCATCTTCAAATGAAGATGCACTTCTAAAAGAAACATTTGAAAACAAAGGCTGTTCTCCATCAACCAAAACATTCCTGATGGCAGTTTTTAAGTCCATAAGCTGATCATTGCTTCCTTCCGAACCTGTTTGGGCTGATCCAATGTCTTGAGGAGCCGTTATTTTTACTTTAATCTTGACATTGCCTCCTGCAAAACTTGTTTCAACAGATGTCATCACTCCAGTTAATACTGTTCCAATTGTAGTTCTACTTGTTTTCAATCTAGAATTGCCATCTTCATCGCTTATTATCCATCCAAAATCAATTGCTATAAATTCCGCTTCTTGTTTTTGAGTGACGAATGATTTGTTCAGGTTTCTGATGATTTCTTTATACATGGCTCCTCCATGATCCATGATTTCAATATCAATTTGATATCCGCTTGATCCTTCTTGTCCATATTCAAATGAATTAATTACCGCTAAGTTTCCTGTAGGCGCTGAGTTATTACCAACTGTTAAAACTACTTGTTCTTCTGGATTTGATGACCCAAATCTCATTTCTACATATGCAGCGTAAACCGCTCCTTCTATGGGTGCTTCTGGAGTGGCACAACCAAACATTTTAAGCAATCCATTTTCAACAACACAAGATTGAACAGGCATAATTATCCTAAAATGGCATCTGGCAAACGAATATTCAAACCAGCCTTAAAATTAAAAATATCTTTGATGTCATTGGCTTCCATGATTTTCCACCAATAATCTACAGTGCCATAAGCCGCCAAAGACACTAAGTCTGGCCTATATTCTCTGCCAGCAGTAATTACATAGTATCTATCCCTGTTGGTCTTTGGTATAACTGTTTTTTTATATGTCGCAAATGTCATTAACTTGTTTTCTGTATAATAAACAACAGGCGATTCATAGTACCTACTCGATATGGGAACAAATCTAGATGGTTGTATTTTTGTGTATTCTATGTAGTTTGCCATTTTTAATCCTGTAATATTTTATTTTCAATCATTTAATATTTTATTTGAATCGGGTAAATTTGATTGATCATAAATTATATCAAAATTCATATCAATATCAAACTTATAGGGTAAAAATGTATTTTCGTCCCAAGGAACAGAAGTATCAAATTTTATAGTATAGCTTTTCATTATTGCATTAAGAGGTAGTTTTGACAATAGATCTCCACATTGCAATTTACAAATTGGAGGAGGAGCATAAGGAGCGCCTCCCAATCCTCCTTGACTGCTTCTGCTATCAAATGGATATACTGCTGCCTGTATTGCACGAATGTATCCAAAAAATTTTTCTATATGATCTTTTTTTGTCACCATAAAGTGAGCAGTCCAGCTTATGGTTCTATTATCAGAATTGTTATATGTCTTAAATGGTGTACTTCTACCTATTGATGTTTCATCGGAATAACTTGCGCCTTTAGTATCTGATATATCTGGAAGACTTTGCATTACTATTGTTTCATCTATTCCATTTCCTATTATATCGATATAACATTTTTGTTCAAAAATAAACTCATTCAAATCTCCACTTGGCAATGTTGCATTCATTTAATTAACCTCAAATTACAGTCTTATTGGTAGCAAGGTATTCACTTGCTTTGCTGGTCCCTGTCCAACCCTTCCGGTCACAGCCCTAGGAAACATGGGACTCTTGGCAGGTGGTCTATTCAACGAAGTATCAGGAGTTTCACCAGCTACACTTCCACCACCTCCTCCCGATGCGGGAGAAGGTTTAAGTGCATCGACGACCTTCTGGAATAATGTAATAAGCGTGTCAAGTTTTGCGTTTTGATCAGAAGAATTTTTAGATATATCTTGCAATTCTTTCGATGTAACTTTATTTGTCGCTGGCTCTTCTCCAGCTTTCTTGGCAGCGACTTTATTCTCAATTGCGGCATTTGTTGAGCCGGATGCTGCTGTAGATACTGCCGCTCCTGCTGGAGAATTTGCAACTGCTGCTCCAACAGGTGTGATTGCCGCTTGCGCCCCACTTTGTGCTATATTTGCCAAAGCCAACAACTTATCCATTGGCATTGTATTAATTTGGCTCATATCGACTCCCATCTTGCCAATTGATGAGAATGTTGCTCCAAGTGAGTTCATGACCTCTTCAAGCTTATTTAATACTTGTCCAAGCAAAGCAAGCTTATCAACAACGATCTGAAGCTCAGATGCTTTCGGGAAAAGATTTGTGATCGGCTCTATGATTCCACTCTTTAAGCTTATCGCCATTCCCGTGAATGATTTCTGGAAGAAGTGTTGATCCCATCTGCCAGTAAGTGATGAGAAAATATTTGTTGCTGATGCGAAGTTGTTGAATGTCTGATTCATTCTGCTCATAACAACTCCAGCAGTATAAACAACTTCTGACATCAAATTTAATTTATTTAACATTTCATCAAGCTCTTCTGAGTCTGGCATCATTCTGATTGGATTGATAACACCTTCAATTAAAAGATTGGAAATATAACCAAAAGTTCCTGTAAATACCGCCACGCTAAACATTGTTCCAAAACCAACAATATTGGTTCCAAGATCATTAATTGTTTTATTCAATTGTTGAATAAATGGAGGAATTTGAGTGATAAGCAAAAGCATGTTTTTCATTCTGCCATTTGCCTCCTTCATATCATCTTCTGAAGGGAATCCGTGCAATATGGGATTCGCAATTCCATCAACCAAAAATCCAATTACAGCCCCAAAGAATTCCTGATAAATTGGTGCCATTCTAGCAATCATAGGTATAGGAGCTTCTTTCAAACATTGGTTTGGATCAAGTGATCCACCAAACAATTTAACCAAATTTTTGATTACTCCAGAAACATTGTTTAACAGCATGTTCATTCCAAGCATGATTCTTCCCGCTGTTTGAATGGTCTTAGAGTCTGGCATTTCTTGTATTACTGGATTTACAATTCCGTCACGCAAGAAAGCTGTAACATTCCTGAAGAATATTGCAAATTTTTCTTTTCCTGCATCTATTTTCTCAGCAGGAGTATCCCTTAAATCTGTGTCTGCACTTACAACCAATGGAAGAACATTATTTGCAAAGTTTTTGATTACTAGTGGAATATTTGTCAACAAAGAATTCATAGCCAACAAAGTTCTTGATGCCTGTTGAATCTGTTTAAGATCGCCCATTTGTTGCAAAATAGGCATTACCACGCCGTCTCTCAAAAATATTGCAGTAGTATTGAAAAATTTAGCAAATTTATCCTTGCTGGCAATTATTTTGTCCATTGGAAAATCGGTGTCTATGCTTTCTTCTCCTCCTTCGCTCACCATGCCAACTGCCGATGCCATGTTCTTGATGAGTGGAGATATATTTCTTGCAATTGTGGCCATAGCCATGATTATTTTTTGAGCCTTGCCCATGTCTACATCACCAAGATTCGTGAAAACAGGTATTATAATTCCAGTTTTCATGAATTCGGCAATTGATATGAACCAACCCTTAAATTTTTCTTTATTGTCTACAATTTTTTGCATCGGAGCAACTCCGAAGAATGTGGGAGCATCTGTTGCCAATGAAATTGCTTCTGCAAGATTTTTAATGAGAGGAACAAGTCTTATCGCAATTAGACTCATGGCCTTGATTATAACTGCCGCCTTATTCAATTGAGTCGTATCGGTAAATATGGCCACAACAGGATCAACAATCCCATCACGAACAAATACGGCAATTGAATCAAACCAATCTGTAAATTGTTTTTTGTTATTGACAATTTTTTCCATGGGAGAATCAAAAAACAAACTAACAGGGTCCATCAGAGCCATTACTTCAGCAAGAGATTTGATTGTTTTTCCTGTAGCGCAAGCAATTGTTGCAACTCCAATTAAAATTGTCTGAGCTTTTCTTAAGTCTTCTGTATTTGGCATAGCAAAGAGAATTGGCCAAACAATTCCCCAAGTAACCAAATCAGCTATTTCAAGGAAATATTCTGCAAATTGATTTTTATACTTAGAAATTTTACTTATTGGCGATTCTTGGAAGAAGCTTACTGGGTCCATTAATCCAACAACATCAGCTAAAGCCTTGATTGTCTTGGCTGCTTCATTCAACAAAACTGAAATAACAGCCAATGTCTTAGCAACTGGCTTCAATGTTTCAACATTTCCAATCATTGATACTGGAGCAACTATTCCTTCAGAAATAAGATTACTTATATTTTCAAAGAATTTACCAAGTTGACCCTGAGATTCATTTATTTTTTCTATTGGAGACTTACCTGTTGCAAAATCTTTCTTTGTAAAAGGCATTATTTTTGTCGAGAATAATTCAACTGCTTTTGCCATCTCGGTTATTATCATTCCAACAACCATAAGAATTTTAGCAGTAGATTTCAATTTTCCAATATCTTTGAAGTTTGTTTGGACTTCATCGATTATTGAAACAACAAGTCCAGATACTGTTTTGAAGAAACTCTTCAATTTGTTTTCTGATTCTTTTATAAGTTCTGCTGGAGATTTCTTAAACCAACCTCCTCTCACTAATGGAACTAACTTGTTGGAAAGATCGCTTATTACTGTCGTTGTTTTTTCAATAATTGTTGACAAAACAGTTAATGTCTTTGCAAGTAATTTGGCCGGACCAATTTTTACATTATTACCTAATTCTTGTGCAAGACCCATTACTTCTATTACAAAATTTACAATTGGCTCTCTTATTGTTTGCATGTAAGTAACAGCGCCCCTTAGCCACCAAGCAACCCAGTCGGGTGCCCAAACAGAATATTTGTCAATTGTTTTCTTAAATTCCATAACAGAAGTTGTAATTTCAGTTATAGCTCCGATAATAGCATTCACACCTTCAGAAGCACTCTTTGCAAGTCTTGCGCTAAAAGCAGTATTGAGAGCCAATGCAAAATCACTTATTGCTATTCCAAAATTTATAATTGGTTCTTGAATTATTTGAAAGAATCTAATTGCACCATTCATCCACCAGACAAGCACACCTGCATATAACGCAGTTGTTGAATATTTGTCAATTGTTTCCTTTAATTTCATTATGGAATTTGTTATATCGGTTATTGCATCAACTACTGCCGTAACTCCTTCAGAAGCACCTTTTGCAAGTCGTGGACTAAAAACAGCACCAAGTGCTTTTGCGAAATTTTTTATAACAAGTGCATAATAAAGAATTGGATTCTTAATGGTTATTATTGCATCTGATGCCATATACAACCACATTGGCACCCAACCAGTGAAATCATAATTACTAGAAAATCCATATAAAAAATCTGACATGTTTTTCATTGCTGTTCCAATAGTCTTAACGGCATTTAGAACCGCTTCGACTCCTTCTACAGCACTTTGAACATATTTTGGATTAATGATTGAAACTATTGCTTTTGCCGCAATTATTACTGCCGTCCCAAAAAACACAATAGGAGGAGTTAAATCTAAGATTGCCCATCCTGCCAAATATAAAATATTAGCTAGAATGCCACTTATTGTTCCCAAAGCACTCATTCCAGACAAGTATGGAATCATTCCCACTATTGCAGAACCTATTTTTCTAACACCATCTAATACTGTTTGCATTCCAGAAGTGGCTTCATCTACAAGTCTTGGAGGAATTACTCCGACAATTGACTTTGCTGCTTTAACTGCTGCATTAGAAAAATCTACCAATACTGGAACTATTGCATTAACTGCATCTGTTGCGTATCCTATTATGAATGATAAGAAAAAGGCTGTTACGCCAACTCCAGCCAAACCTACCAGTGATGCGGCTGCGCCTGCCAATGCTCCAACAATTCTTGTTGTTGATCCAGCAATTGCTGCTATTCCATCAGCTACATCATTAGCAGTCTTTGTGTCCATCAGATTTGAAAATGCGGCAGCAGCGTATATGACACCTATTGAAAAAGCAGCAATTAATGGTACTGCTACAGCGATAGCAGCGGCCCCGACTCCAAGTAAAGTCCATCCAGCAGGATTATTTATCAAACTAAAAGCCCATCCTAGGCCCATAATAACGCCAACCGCTGCTGCTGTGGCCAATACTATCTTTCCTACTCCCCAGCCAAGAGCCCAAAGTGTATCTACAACTCCAGTGACTACAGAAGCATCAATTCCTGTAACATAAAGAATTCCCTGAATAGCCTTTACTAATAATGCTCCAAATGTCACAATACCAACGCTGAATGCACCTATTACTGCTGCTGCCTTAAGAATTTTCATGACATATTCTTTAGGATTTTTACTTAGTTGCTGGTACATTGCGCTTTCTGTGAATTCCTGCAATACTTCAGCGAACTCAACAGTTGCTACTGCCACACCACTAGCAACAGCAGCCAATGCGCCAATATTTGCTGCAATTTCAATCGTTGAAGCAGCATCAAGACCAGACATACTAAGAATTTTGCCGGTAATTCCAACCAGTGCTGCTCCAAACAAAACTAGAGCAGAACCAATAAGAACCAATGCCAATGCTGTTTTAATTAATGTTCCAGATTGTTTTCTAATTTCTTCTACTTTTGGAGCAAATTCTAGTATTTTTTCACTTACAAATACACTTGCTGCCGTAACTGCTGCTGTCACCCCAACAAGAGCGGTTAATGCAGTACCTATTTCCATCATCCTGTTGACATCAATATTCAATAATTTCAAAAGCTTATCGCCCAAGAACATGATAGCAGCACCAAGAAGAACAGCGCCAGCAGTAAGAACGGCGGCAGAAGCTGCCGTCTTCATCATTGATTTGCCGCCCTGTTCCATGGCTTTTGGATCAAGTACTGATGCATCTGGTGGTCCTGTTGCCGCCCCTCCAGCAGAAGATTCAGCTTCTTTTGTTTTAGATTCCTTGACTTCTTCTCTTTGAAGTCTTTGATCAACCCTCAACATTCTTACTTCTTTTTTCTGTTCTCTAATTTTAATTTTGTTTACATTTGCATCGGTTATTGCATTCTCCATTTGCTGATCTTGAATTTTTTTGTTTATAGCATCTTCTGCGGCATTTGGTTTAGCTTCAGCAGCAGAAGCAGTAGCAGTCGGAGAAGGAGATTTAACAGATTCAATAGCTTTTTGTATCGAATTATTTGTTAAATCACAACATTTAGCAATATGCTCAAGTGCAGCAATTGCTGTTTTTATCGACTCATGTGTTCTTTCACAACATACACCCATCAGTTCAATTGAAGTGATCATGTCTTGGAAAACTTTCATGTATTTTCCGCCAGAAATACCGCCAGACTTATCTGACGCTTCCTTACCAGCAGCACTCTCTGCTTTTTGTGATGCTGAAGTTGGTACTTCGCCCTTGCTACTTAAACCAGCAGCTAAAAATGCATCTAATGGTTTTTGGGTAGTTGTTGCTTCTGTTGTAGCTGCTTGGCCAGCAGTTTTTGCTGCTTCTGTTGTAGCTGCTTGGCCAGCAGTTTTTGCCGCTTCTTCTGGTTGTTGTCCAGATTCTTTTCCTGCTCCAAAAATCAAAGTTTTTATGTTGCCAAAAATACTTTTTTCTGCTTCTTTATCTCCAACCCTTGCTTTTCCAAATAAAGCTCCTTTAAGATCTCCAAATGTTTCTGATGATGAAGAAGCAAATTGACCGAATTGGGTTGCAAGTGATCCCATTACGCTAGCTGCCACAGCGCCTTGTCCAACTATGCTATTCATGCCCTTTGACATGATGTTCTGAGACAAGTTTCTCATATTGTCATTGATTTCACTCAAATATTGATTAGATTGAGTTACTGGATCAAGTTGCGCTTTTTGAGCAGTAGCAAGTTCTTGTTCTCCTTTGGTAATTTTAGCAGTCAATTCACGAAGTGCTGTTGGGTCTTTGAGGGCTTTTTCTATTTCAGTCGAATCAATTTTTAATTGAGATTTTCCAGCTTCTTTTAGTCCTTGGTTAACATTTTCCAAGGCTCCTCTAATAGATTCTCTAGCAACTTGAGTAGAGTCTGTCCAACTAGTTCCCAAAGCTTGTAAATCGCCTTCAAAATCCTTTTTCTTTTCACCAAACTTAGCCAAGGCACCATTCATGTCCTTGGCACCCTTGGCTGCTTCATCGAGGGCTGTCAGCATCTCAAGTTGTTTGCTTGCTTTTAATCTTCTTTGCTCTTCCATTAAATTCTTTTTTTCGTCGGCAGTTATGTTTCCTTGCATCTTCTTATTGATATCTGTCAGTCTGTCTCCCAATCCCTTGCCCGCTTCATTAACAGATTCAATCAATGATCGGAATTCCCCTAATTCCATACCCACAACGGATTTTAACTGAATATTTAGTCTTGTTTTTGCTTCTGCTGATAACTGATCAATTTCTTCAAGGCTACCAACTCCGAAATCTTTTAGAATTCCTTGGAATCCCTTGCCTAAAGACTTGATTCCATCCTTTGTATCAAGCAATGTGCCATTCATTGCTTCTCTGAGCTTACCTGTTTTCCCAGCAGCCATTAAAATGGCATTTCTTGTTTCGGTAGATGATTCGGTCAGAAGTTTAGCACCGCTTGTCAAACCGCTTTGCAGACTTTGCATCTGACTTTCAACTCCAAGTTTCTTGGCGTTGGCATTCATTTCAATAACATTCTTGGTTGCAGTAGCAGTAAGATTCGCAGCATTTCTTAGTTGATTGATAATTTCACGGCTTGAATCCACAGCGCCTCTAAGTGCCTCTCCAGTAAGACCAGTATTCCTTGCAACATCACGCATTCCACGACCGACTTCAGATATTTGACTATTTGTCATTCGACCTGATTGAGCCATGCCTTGAAATGTGTCTTGAAGAGAACCGGCTTCCATTCCAAGTTGTTGTTCGGTATTTAACTGAGTTGTCGTCAAAGAAACAGCCTGTTTCAAGTCTTTTACGCCACCCTTAAGGGCTTTCATATAAGATTGCTGGAACTTAGTTCTATCAACTCCTGTTGCTCTTACACTTGTGCCTATATCTTCGTAAACTCTTTGAAGAGATTTGCTGTTTTTTGTAACTCCAGCAGTTTCATAAGCGGCAGCACGAACATCTCTTGTAAATTGGGCTTCTTCCTTGACAAGACCTTCTGTTAAATTTGTTTGAATTCCAAGTGATGAATTTATGCTGTCAAAAGTCGATCTAACATCAGAAAGCTGTTGCCTAAATTTATAAGCCGCATCAGTAGATTTCCTTTGATAAAGAAGACTGTCAAATTCCGCCTTTACAAGTTTTTTTTGTTCTTCGTTCAATTCTTTTGTTATTTGATAGCCATTAAATTGGCTATCTGTTATTTTTGCTTGATGGTTATTTTGTTCTACAACATTTTGGATTGCTTTTTCCAATAAACTATTATGTTCTTTATAATTAATTTTCAATTCATTTGAAAGATTTCTCATTAATTGGCCGGTTTTATAACCACTTGTCTGTGCGTTATTGGCTCTTTCCTGATTGTCGGCGATTTCCTCAGAATTTTTAGCACTTTTAGAATCTGGTCCAGTTCCTCCTGATGAAGCTTTTGTTTTAGACCTCGAAGCCTTGCCACTTTTCATGGCATTTACTACTTCGTTAAGCAAAGATTTTTCTTCATCTGCTGATTTTTTGAAATCTTTGATAAACTCTGACATCAGACCAGTAAGATCACTGATTGCTTTGGGATCTCCTCCAACTGCCTGAGGATCACCAGTCTTCAAAGAGCCCAAGGCACTACGAAGAGCATCAATACTTCCTATTAAAGGAGTTATTGTTCTGCCAAGATTGTCGATTGCTGTTTGGTCCATTTATACCTGAAAAAATAACTTAAACTTTAATTATATGAGTATTTATGGCATGATAATACACTTATCACACAGAAATTAAATTATTTGTTATGCCGTCATTTCGCCTGTGGGTGCTGCCTTTTGATTGACAAGCTGGCGTATCTGTTCTCGGACTGATTTTCTTATCGCTTCTATCTCATTTGGATCGAATGATCGAGATAATCCGAGAGCCTTCACGATAAAAGCGCAATCCAACTTTTTAAGTCTCTGGATTCCATTGCGCTTATACTGACGGAATGCTGAAACTATGTAGTCATTCCCCTTGATGAATTGATAGGTAAAATTAGGACTGTCACATACAGTTTGACCGGGAGAAGGGAAAACCATTTTTTTAATTGTCGGGAATGTAAGATAATTCAGGTTTATTCCACGAATGTAGTTTGGCCAAATATCAGTAATCAAGACTACTGGATATGGATCATGGCCGGGCTTGTGAAAAGAATAGCCAAATGTAACGAGACTTCCTCTTCCAACTGCGTTGGTCACGGGCCTTTCATTAGCTCCCGGTAAAAGAGCATCTACAAATGGAACTGCCATAATTTATCTATGTAGAAACAAAAAAAAGACCCAAAGCGAACTGTGAGTCTTTTTAATTTGGAGCTACCGGCAGTAATCACTTCGTTTTTCAAGTGTCATTTTTGACACGATCCTTCAGGATAATATAAAGTGCGTGAATGATACCCGGTAGCCAACCAAACATAGTCAATATAATGTTGATGAAAAGTTGAATGTCAACTCCTCTTTTAATCGCAACTCCCAAAGGAGGGAGAAATATAGAAAGAATAAGAGCAACGACATCGTAAGATTCATTTTGAGATTTTAATTTTTCTTCCATGATTCTCCTTACAATCTATTTAGCACAGTGCTGCTATAATCAGATCCTCCAGTCTTCACAATCATACCTACTCCATCTTTCTGACCAGTTCTGAGTTCCTCTTCGGCCTTGGCACTTTTATGAAAGAAATTCTTAATTTCTTTTCCTATGGCCTCCATAACTTTATTAGCAGCCTCTTTCTCGTCCATATCATCACTCATGAAATCATTGAACATTTCTTCAGCATTCAATTCATAAGATTTTCCATATGGTTCAGTACTTTCAAGCTTCTGAATTCTATATGCTATGCCGTCACCAATGTGATAAACACGGACACCTTCAAAACTCAGTTTTTTGTTATTTGACTTTACAAAAAGATAAGGATCTTCATCCTCATCTTCAAGATGAGAATAAACATGAAGTTTTGCTTTGCGTAGAGCCTTCTCAACAAGTTTCAATTGTTTCTTTGCCTCACGCTGTTTTCTGTCGATGAATTCAAGAAAAAATTCCATTTTTCCTACTTCCATAAATATTTTAATCAACAATTTCTTAAGAGAATTTCAGGCGCACTCGGAACACATCTCATTAAAACTTGCAAGTCGCTAGGATTGCCAGAATAAGGAGTTTCTTTGAGAACAATGCCTCCGAATGAAGATGCAGCCTCTTTTAATATATTGTATTGAGCAGTAAGGAATAAAATTCCATCAATTCTTTCCATGAACTCATGTTCTTCTTTGGCGGGCTTTCCTTCGTCATCAACACCGCCAGCAGCATCCTTTACATAAATTATTTTAACATCTACATATGGAACAATAGCTCCATCTGTGTCGATCATGGCCTCTGTGTTTTCTCCTTGCATTAATTTCACAATGAGTTTTCCAGATGTGTATGCATTCCTGATGCTTCCTCCCAAGTCCCAACCAAGAGTGTTGATTGTTCCATCTTGGGTTACGACATTGATTAGAAAAGATCTTTTCTTAAATGTGTCTGATATGGCTTCTATTACAATCCTGTGCCTAAGTACTTCTTTTTCTTCAGGACTTCCCTCATCAAGCCTTTTTTGTTCTGAATCGCTGAGGAATCTTTCTGGATCATCTTCCCTCATACTCCACTTGCCGATATCAACTTTTCCCCACTTATCATTAAATCTTGTTGAAATTCTGATTGAATAATCACGCTCGTTATAAATCAAATCCTCGTTATTGCCTCCAGAGCCAACTTGGATAGCTCCCAAAAGGCTTGCCATGTATTTCCTGTGCATGTCGCCTTTCATGCCAAGCAATCCCTTTAGCTTGATTAATGTATTATTCAACTCTGGCATGGTTTGTAGAACAGAAAACATGTGGTTTACCATGCTTACTGATGGATTGTTTTGATCGAGGTTCTGCTTAATGTTGTTTCTAATGGTTTTAGATGCCTTGTCGATATTGGCATTTTGTCTCAAAAATAGAATTTGCAGGTTATCTTCGACAAACTTTCTTGGATAAGCCTCTAGATTGGTGTCCCTGATTTGCTGAATTGATTCAATCATTTTGTTAACATCGCCACGGACACTAGCCTTGAAGAACTCGTTCTTCCAATTTTCAAAATCCTGTTTGCCCTGCTGTTGCGGCATATCAGGAGCTTGTGGATCATTTGCAACATCTGGCATTGATGATTGGTCTTGGCCATCTGATTTAGATGCTGCATTTGGACTATTCTGTTGTGTTCCCGGTGATGGAGTAGCCATGTCAGAAGGTGGATTGGCAACATTAGGATCGCCAGATGGAGGACCACCAGCACCAACTGGAGAATCTGGTTGTCCCATTGGTGATTGGGGTGCTGCTACATCACCAGACGCTTCGGTAAGCCATGAATCCAATGCGTGTCTGCTCATTTTTATTCCTTTTTCTTTTTGGCCTGATTTATTGCCCTGATAATTTCCTTGCGATTAAAATTACTCTCATCTGTGCCAATATTTATGTTGTTTTGTTGCAAAGCGTTCAAATGCGGACCTGAATAAGCATATGCGTTTTTCAATTTCAATCTGGTCATCAAGTCTGCTGCCTTTAACATCTTATCCTGAAGATCAACTTTGGTTTTAATTAAATTTACAAGAGCTTCCTTTGAAGATGTTGTCGCATCACCATCATTCAAAACCATATCTGCAAATGTATCAATAAATTCACTAACTTGTTTTCTATCATCACGCATATTAGTCAATATTTCTTCAACAACATCGAGATACTTTTCATCTGATATAAGATGATTATTATCTGCTGGTGGATTTTGAGGAACATTGATGTTCATGGGAGGCATCAAATTTTCCATCATGTCATTTTCAATATAGGTTGTTTCCTCAACCTTTTCTGGTATAATGACTTCTGTGTTTTCACTTATTTTTTCTGTATTTCTCATTGCTTAAATATATAGAGTTAGGTCTGCATAAATGGTAAAATATGTCAACAAAGAACCAACTACAAGATAACCTAGATTCTCTTTTAGAGAAGGTTTCAAGACATGATGAACGCATCATGTCTCTTGCTGACGAAAAGGACAACATATTTAATGAGATAGAACAAATTAAAACTGAATTTTCTAATCTCAAATTAAATCTTGAATCATATAAGTTAAAAGTTGAAAACATTCATGGTTTTTGGGAAAAACTTTTTGATGGTGGATGGAAAATAGCTCTTATGGTTTTGGGGGCATTAATTTTATATATGTTAAAACTTCAAAGCCCTCCTAGCTAAAAAAGCAATTCAATCCATAAATAAAAACACACTTAGAAGCAGGGATCAATATGAAAAGCTTATTCTCAAAATATATCAAACTTCGTGAAGAAAGCGAAGAAGCCCCAGTTGGAGTTACAGCTAAGATAAAGCTGCAAAAAAAACAGGGAAGTAATGAATTTACTCCATTTATTATTGACAAGGACAATCATGCAAACTTAGCTCCTTTAATAGGAGCATTTCTAGATTCTGACAAAGTTGGATTAGGATACACCACAATAGACAGAAACAAGGGCGAAATAGAGCCGCAACTCAAGAAAAAATCAATATTTTTGACAGGAGGAGCAGTTAGGGACCATCTTCTTGGCAAGACTCCCAAAAACTACGATCTCGTAACTGATGCAACAGCTAGTGAGATCAGGATGATACTCAAATATTCAGGATTCAAGGAAGTAAAAGGCCAAATAGATAATAATAAATATGATGATTTACCCAATGATGTATCAGGTAAAAAGATTTTCTATGTGAGCAGAACCGATAAAAAAAGCAAAGAACTTGAAATTGTCGCAGTTGTAAAAGGACAACCTTTTAGACTTTCATCTATGACAAAGTCACCAAAGAGCAGATATTTTGATCCATCCGACATTAAATTGGCATCCAGTGTAGAAGAAGATGCAATCAACAGAGATTTCACCATCAATGCAATGTACATTCCTTTAACCAACGATGATGGACCAAACAGCGAATTAATCGATCCTTTCGGTGGAGCGCATCACCTGAAATCTGGAGAAATGAAAGCAGTTGGCGGCAAATTCGAGGACAGAATGCAGGAAGACCCAATGACAGCATTCCGTCTTGTCAATCACTTCAACCGTTTCGGCAAAGGTCAAAATGTACCTGAGGAATACTTAAAGCACATAGGATCTGAAGATGATTACGAAGATATTTCTCCTGATAAAATCAAGGATGAATTCGTTAATGGTCTGGAAAATCCAGATGTCAATGCCAAAAAATTCTTGAAAACATATCACTCAACAGGTTTGTTAAACATCGTATTCCCAAATATTCATATAGATATTGAAGATGTTCCTAACGACATGAGATGTGATAGATGGATGGCTGCTGCTTGGATTCTTAGAAACAACAACCCAACTGATGTTAAAGATGTGCTTATAGCAGGAGGGTGGAGCAAGCAGGAAGCAAGCGACATTGCATACCTCGTCAGATTCTATCAATGGGGCAAATCAAAGTTTGACATAAATCAATTCTACAATATGATTCAGTCCCATACTGGTTTGACAAAAGCCAAAATCCGAGAATGGATGCATTTGGCAAATATGCATGGAAAAGAGGTTGACCAGTTTTTACATTTTAACAAAGATGATCTAAATTCGCACAACACAGATGAATTTGGCAACAAGAAGATCAATCCAATTTTCATACAATTTCTTGGAAGAGAACCTGTTGGATCTGAACCTGATGAAATGAGAAAAATACTGATGACCAAAAGATGGAAAGAAATGAACGACAGAATTTTATGAAAAACTTTCTTGAATATCTGTGTATGAAAGAATCAACAGCGGAAAAAAGACTGGTCATTTACGATTTTGATGGAACATTGTTTCATTCACCAGAAGAACACAATGGCAAACAAATGTATTATGACATCACCAATAAAAATTGGCCATTCAAGGGTTGGTGGGGAAGAAAAGAAACACTATCTCCTCCATTAGTTCCACAAAATCCAGATTCAAGCTGGTATGTGAGCAATGTTGTTGAATCACAGAAGAGTGATTCACAAGATTCTAATGCCACAGTAATCCTCATGACAGGCAGAGCAATTCATCTTAAAAATCGTGTCATGGAAATTTTGGAAAATGCAGGAATGCATTTCCACGACACATTTTTTGCAGGACAACCGGGCACAAAGGGAGAAAACACCTTTGAAATAAAATCCAACAATATAAAAAATTTAATGAATTCTGATTATGAAGTATTAGAAATATGGGAAGACAGGCCCGAACATGTACATGAATTTTCAAAACTTGGATTAAAACTTAAGGAAGAAAATCCAAATCTTAAAACAGTAATTATACATGATGTGAAAAGAGGCTCTAAAGAAAAATTCTGATCCTGTTAGGGGGACGAATGGGATATGAAGTTTACAGAAAAATAATCAAAGTTCTCAGGGAAAATCTACCTCCAGCATATCCAGTCATTGTTAGGCGTGTCAAACTGGTAGGAATTGACGGAGACTGCATGTTGGACGAAAAGAAGTTCTA